CAGGTACTGACCGACCAGATCGACCGACTCATCGGGGAGATGTACCGCATGAGCGGTATCGACTCAGTCATCGGCGTGCAGACGGCGAAATCCGGCGTTGCGCGTCAGTGGGACTTCGAGCGGACGAATCAACGGCTTGTCGACTTTGCGATCCAGTGTGAGGAGGCGGAGAAAGCCATCGTCGCGCTTTATGAAGCGTGGACGGGCGAGAACATCGGCTACGCTTGCGAGTACCCGCGCGACTTCAAGATTGCTGACGTGACGGAGGGCTTGCAGCGGTCGCAGCTCGCCCTCGACATGGACTTTGCGAGCAAGACGTACCGCATCGAAGTCGCAAGAAAAGTCCTCGAAGCTTACTTGCCGAACATCGAGCCTGTGACGTACGACGCGATCATCAAGGAATTGGAAGCGGCATCGGCGGTCACTGAACGGGCGCAGACGTATGAGGAGGATGAGCATGAACCTGAAAGCGACGCATGAAGTCGTCGCACGGTTCGAGCGTCGGATTAGGGAGCTGCTCGCCGAGGGCGTTCCCGTCGCCGAGGCTGTACGCCGCGCCTATGCGCTCTATCCCGTCATGAAGGTCATGGCAGATGAGGTGCAGGCGCAGATCGTCGCCGAGGCGGTGCGCGGCTATGGCGATGCGCTGCCCGAGGGGGTCAGCGACTGCCTCTTTACGCATAGCTGGGCGCCCGATAAGCTCACGCTCTCCGAACGCACGACGCGCGGCGGTCTTCTGGTGCGCGCTCTCGTCGCACAGGCGATTACGCAGCAGTTGAAGAAGGGCGCGACATACCGCCGCACGGCACGCACGATCTTCGACGGCTACAAAAAAGGCGGCTTGATTCCTGAACAGGACTTGCCGAAATTCCTGCAGGATATCGTCGAGGCGGGCAGACGCGCCGACATTCCGCGCGCGAAACTCTTGCAGATGCTCAAGCCCGTCAAGAAGGAAATCGCCAAGCGAACGACCGCAGGGATGCGTGCCGCCTACACGCAGCTTGTCCGCGCGGTCGAGGCGCAGAATGAAAAGGCGCTGGAAAATGCGATCTACGTCGCGACGCAGGAGCGCACGCGCTATTTCGCTGAGCGTATTGCACGGACGGAGCTGGCGCGTGCGTACCATGACGGCTTTCTGGCACGTTGGGATGGCGACGAGAACTGCATCGCCTACCAATGGCGGCTCTCGGGACGGCATCCCGTCTACGATATATGCGACCTCTACGCCAAAGCGAATCTCTACGGGCTTGGCGCAGGGATTTTCCCCAAGGGCAAGGTGCCGTTGATCCCTGCTCATCCGAACTGCATGTGCGTCCTCAAGCCCGTGATTCGTGGGATGCTCGACAACGAGACGCCGCATGAGCGCATTGAGGATGGCGGCATGGAATATCTGCGCAGCGTCAATCCGCATCAAAGACGGCTGCTCCTCGGCGTGCACGGCGCAAGGGCTGTGATGGAGGGGAAAGTCAGCTGGACGGAACTTGCGCGGGGTTATGGCGGCAAAAAAGTTGACAGCAGGCTATCGTCAACGAGCAGCAGAGGTGATATAATTAAACAAAGTGGGGCACTTGAACCGAATAGCCGTAGGGCACAAGAACATGCTGTAAGATACTATGAGTCCGTTCGACACATGACAGCGGATTGCCAGAGGATTGCCGCCAATACTGGTTTTAGAGAGCAGGATATTCGTGTCATAAAGAGCCACGTGTTCATTGAAGAGCATGACTTGCGAGCCGGGCGGGAAAGATTTTTTCCAGATTATGAAATGGCGCAATCGTGGCAACGACTGATTGACGGTCGAGATATTCAAAAACGGGATATAGTTCTACTGAATCATGAGTTTTTGGAACACACGCTTCTGCGTCAAGGACTTTCTGTACAGGAGGCTCATGAGCAAGCGCAGAAAACTTATAACTATGCTGTTCTGGCGAGGAGGGACTGATATGTGGGGATGGGCGAAAATCTTAGAGGAAACGGCGGAGCATTATCTTATTGCATACAGTCTCAATCGAGATGAATCTTTGGATGGTATTCTTGAGCAGGATCGCAAAACAGGCAGTTTTTCGATCAAAAAGCTATCCGCAACGGCTGATGAGCATGATACGATGTACTTTTCTGGGATTGTTGGTACTTCACTGTTGTTAGGGAAGCTGAAGGACACGATCACCTGCATTGCGAGCTGAGAAACTAAATAACCGAGCACTTGCGAACATGCAGCATTGTTGAAAGGGTGATTCAGATGCTTGGCTGGGCAAAACCGATTCAAGAGAACAAGGATGAGATTCGTATCGCCTATAGCGTGGAAAGCGATCGCTCTTGTGACGGTGTTCTGGTCTGGGACAAAAAAACAGAGGAGTTCCGTGTAGACAAAATGTCTGCCACAGCAGATGCCATATCCACAAGACGTCTGGCGGGGTTAATTGGCTATCACTTGGACGAAGGCTCGTTCACACCGGGACTTAACTGTTTGATGAGTTGAGAAACTAAATAACCGAGCACTTGCGAACATCGCGGGTGCTTTTTTCATGCCCTCCGTGCTTGACGGCAGGGCATTTTCTATGCGGTGAAAAGAGCCGGGCGCTCATCACAATATATGCACAGGAGGCAAAGAAGATGGAACTGAAAGACGTATTTGCGGCACTGGAGGCTGCAACGGACGGCGCTGCACTCGTGCAGGCAGTCAAGGAGGAGCTTGCGAAGATTCGCAAGGAGGCGGCGGATGCGCGTGTCGCCAAGAACAAGGCGGAAGGCGCTCTCGCTGCGCTCAAGACGCAGCATGGGGAGCTGGAGACGAGGCACAAGGAGCTTGAAACGAAGCTCGCGGCATCGGAGGAGAAGGAGACGGGCGCTCAGACGGCGATGCAGAAGCTTGAAGCGCAGATGGCGAAGCTCACGAAGCTGTACGAGGAGGCGGAAGCCGCCCGCAAGAGCGCCGAAGAGAAGCGCGTGCAGGCGGACATCATGGCGCAGACGGTCGACGCGTTCACGAAGAGCAATGCCGTTGATCCGCAGGAGTTTGCAAAGCTCGTCGCGCCGAGCATCAAGGTTGCGGACGACGGGTCGTACCGCTACACGAAAGCGGACGGCACGGAAGGCACCATTGCCGATGGTACAGCGGAATGGCTCAAGGACAAGGCATGGGCGGTCAAGGACACGCAGCACGCCGGAAGCGGAGACGGGCGCAGCCCCGCAGGCGGCGCAGGAGACACGATGCAGGCGCAGTTTGAGGCGGCGCTTGGCATGTAAGGAGGATATAATTCATGGCAATCAACACGTTGGAAATGGCGAAGATTTTTCAGCAGGCGCTCGACAAGCAGATGCTTGTCGGTGCAACGTCGGGCTGGATGGAGACGAACGCGGCGAACGTCAAGTATAGCGGCGGCGACACGGTGCGCATGCCGGTCATCTCGACGACGGGACTTGCAAAGTACGACCGCGACGAGGGATTCAACCAAGGCGCGGTAACCCTTGCCTACAAGGACTACACGCTCACACAGGACAGGGGCAGGACGTTCCATCTCGATTCGATGGACGTCGATGAGTCGAACTTCATCGCCTCGGCGGGCAACGTCATGGGCGAGTTTCAGCGCCTGCAGGTAGCGCCTGAAGTCGACGCTTACCGCTACTCGCGCATTGCGGCTCTCGCGAAGGGCGCCGCGCATGAATCGGCGGCATTCACGCCGACGAAGGCAAACATCCTCGAAAAGCTCGATGAGGAGATCACGAACCTGCAGGACATCATCGGCGAAGACGAGCCTCTCGTGCTCATCATGGCGACGCCGATTCGCACGATCCTGAACGGCGCAAAGGATGTGACGAAGCATCTTGACGTCACGCAGTTCAAGGCGGGCGCGCTCAATACGAAGGTCAGGACGTACAACGAAATCCCGATTCTCTCGGTACCGTCGGCGCGCATGAAGACGGCGTACGTCTTCAACGATGGCAAGACGACGGGGCAGGAAGCAGGCGGCTTCAAGGCGGATACGGGCGCGAAGCCCATCAACTGGATCCTCATGGCACGTCGTGCGCCTGTCGCCATCTCCAAGACGGACAAGGTGCGTATCTTCGAGCCGAGCGTGAACCAGAAGGCGGACGCCTGGAAGCTCGATTACCGCAAGTTCCACGACATCTGGATCCCGAGCAACAAGCTCGCGGGCGTCTGGGTCAACACGGGCGCATAAGGAGGCACATCATGGAAACGAGATATGTACGGCTGAACGAAGTGCAGTACGCCGCGACGAAAGCGCGGGCAGCTGAACTTTTGGCGCAGGGATTCGTCCTTGCGCTGTTGGAAGAGGAGAAGGAGAAGAAAACTCCTCCGGCAGACGATGAACCCGCTTGAGATATTTCGCCGCAACTTGGCGCGCGCCGTCGAGGCGAGCTGCATCGAGGTCGCGCTAACGGCGCAAACGGAGCACCGCTATGCGCAGAAGCAAGGACGGCTCAAGGACGCAGTGCAGACGAAATTCACAATGGGCGGCTTGGTAGGGCGTGTTCACCTCGATACGGGCATCGCTCCTTACGCCGTGCCGATTCACGAGGGCATATGTCCGCACATGATCTTCCCGAAGAGGCGCAAGGCGCTTCGCTGGGTCAAGGGTTCGGATTTCGTCTTTTCCAAGCGTGCGCGTTTTCCCGGCTGGCAGAAAGATCCGTTCCTTTACGACGCGCTGCGGACGAACGAGCAGAAGATCAACGATATTTTTGACCGCTACACGGAGCGGGCAGTGCAGGAGGTGTCCGATGCTTTTAGCAGTTGAGGATTTGAAAGGCAAGGATGAGCTTCTGGGCGAATCCGTCACACAGGAGCTCATCGGCGAAGCGGAGGAGTATCTGCGCTACCAAGCGGAACGCCTAGGAGTCAGCGCCGGTGACATACGGCCGACGTACTACGTCAAGCGCTTCCTCGCGCTGCACGTCTTTCGCGAAGTCTGCATGAGGAAGAGCTTTACGGGCGCACGGGCGTTCGGCGTCGGCGACATGGGCGAGGGCAAGGACAGCTTTGCCGGCAAGTACGCTTTCTACGCGGCTGAGCTGAAGCGCCTTGAAGCCGCCATGACGCAGGCAGCGCTCACGGGCGAGGAAAAGCGCGGCGGCTGCCGAACCGTCGCGCTTTACAGGGGGTGAGGCTATGCTTTGGCTCAAGGCGCTCGAAAGCCTGCAAGCCCATTTCATCAAGGCGGCTGTCGCCGATGAGGTGATTCTTGGCGGCTACAATCCCGCCAACGTGCGCGCCAAGCCCGACGGCAAAGGTATTCTGTACTTGATGCGCGACCGCGAGCGCCCGGCAAGCGATGACCTCGTGGAAAGCGTGCGCATCACGCTGACCGTTGACGCATGGGTGCGCTCAGACAGCAAGGAGATGCATGAAGGCTACGAAGCGCTTGCACGGCTGGAAAGAGCGCTCATGGATGCGCTCAGGCGGTATGCGGCGGATGTGGCGTGGGTCGCCGAGGGCGTGCAGCTCCTGCACATCAGCATCACGGAGACGGGCGGCGACCGCGACAGTATGCGCCCCTTGGTTGGCAGCCGCTTCACAGTGGAGCTTCTCGTATACGAGGAATAGGAGGAAGATTTTATGGCAACACAACAGGCGCGCGGCTACAAGTCCGCGATGACCATGGACTTCGAGGCGGCATTCGGCGTGCCGCCCGTGACGAAGAAGGGCGTCGTCAAGAAAATGAGCATGCTCCTCAACTCGGCCGTATTCCCTGG